GGATTCTCTGAAAAAGCACCAGATACTGTTCGCGGTACAGAACGAATGTTAGCTCAGGGGGCTGAAAGACCTAAATCAAAGCTAAGAGATATTGAGTTAAGTATCAGGAAGCTTGGTCAGGTTGTTTACGGATTATCAAAAGGACACTATACATTTAAGAAGATTTTTAGATTAGTTCAGGCTAACAATAATGTTAATGAGGTCATGGCTAATTACTATGATGACTACAGTGAGACTGTAATGGATATTCAAAAGGATAGGCACTCCATTGGTCAACATGATGTTAGTATAGAGCCGGGGTCTACATTACCTACAAGTAAGTGGACTGAGTATCAGGTATATGCGGAAGCATTTCAAATGGGATTAATAGATAGGGTAGAAGTGATAAAGAAGAATCCAGAAATTTTTGACAAAGAGGGTCTTATTCAGAGAATGGGTGAGATTCAACAGTTGCAGGGCCAAGTCCAGCAACTTACAGAACAAAACAAAAAATTGCAGGGAGACTTGCAAACATCGCAGAGAGAGTCTGTATCTGACAGGAAACGGGTTGAAGTTGAGAAATTTAAATCCAAGCTTTCCGAGGTGCAGTCTGATGCGAAAGCCGACAGGCGAGTACAATCTAATAAACTCAGTAACGCGGTACAGCTTGAAATGGAAAAATTGAAGCCCCAAATAGAAGAATTTGGAGAAGGCCTTGGTTCTATTCCCTAAGTTTAAGGATATCGCAAGGAGATAATTATGAATGAAGTCAATGAAGAAGGTCAAGTATTAGAAGATACTGGTTTTAGCCAAGAACTTGGATATGAAGATGTCCCTGTTGCTGACCACGGCGTAGAACGCGGTGAATCATATCAGGTGGATTGGGAGAATGAGACTCGGAAGTTTCAGTCGATGTATGACAAGCAAAAATCCGAGAACAGCAAAATGAAACAGGATATGGAATATTTAGCTCAGGAATTTGCTAAAAATCAGAAACAAACCAATGTCAATAATAGTCAGTCTTCGCTACCTGAGGATGAATTTAATCCTTGGGATGCGTATTATAAACCAGAGTCACCAAGTTTTAAGTTTCGGCAACAGCAGGAACATCAAGTGGTGAGTCAGGCAATCGGACAACAGAATGCACAAGTGCAGGAACAGATGCTGATTAATAATACGATGAATGATTTAAGGAATACTCATAAGATGACAGAATCAGAGGTTCGTGAATTTATGGAATGGTCAACTGACCCGGGTAGTAGTATGACTCTGGATACATTAGTTGATGTTTTCCAATCACGTAATCAAAACTCTGGTGTACTGCCATCTAATGAACCTGTTCCTGATTCATTTGGTGCGGTGAAAGCCGCAAGAGAGGCTCCCCGTACTGCAGGAGTTCTACAAGGCCAAGAGGCCAATCAACCGAAGTCCGAGAAGGACGCGATGTGGGATTCCATCATGAGTGCGGGTAGCAGAAGTAGTGTTTTACAAAAATAAACTAAGGAGTACTTAATATGGCAACATATAGTGCTGGCAGTTTATCGGCGGGCGGAGATAGAACTCCGGGTACCTCTGCAACTAATTTTCACACAAGACGATTATTCGACTTTAGTGATAGAGTTTCAGAACTTGCCCCGGAAGAATCTCCATTCTTCGTATATCTGTCAAAAGTAGCAAAAGTACCTACTTCAGATTCTCAGTTTCGATTTTTAGAAGATAGAACAAAAGTATCAATTACTGATAGGGCTTTCTTGGCTCAGGCAGCTGTTACAGTTGCTGCGGCTGGTGGTTCAACATCAGTAACTTTTGATACAACAGGCGGGGCTAATGTCGCATGGCTTATTCCCGGTATGGTAGTTTCTATCGGTGAGGATGATGATTCAACATCTCAACCTGAATGGTGTACTGTTCGATTGGATAGTGTTGTTCAGACCTCTACTTCTAAAACAACGTGTCAAGTAACTACTATTGCTGCGGCTAATAGTTCTACTACGGCTGTAGATGACAATACAAAGTGTACTGTTATCGGAACTGCATTTGAAGAAGGCTCAGGGGCTCCGGATGTTTGGTCACAAAAGCTTGACCATGATTATGGATATACACAGATATTCAAAACAGCTGCCGAAATGACGAATACGTCTAGGGCAACTGTTTATCGTGGTTATGCTGATGAGTGGCAACGTATCTGGAATCTCAAACTAAGAGAGCACAAAGTTGACATTGAACGGGCGATGTTGTATGGTATGCGTGGTAGTCAGAATAGTATTAACTATACTGATGGTATCGCAGGTCATATCATTGCAAATTCACAGTCTCAGGCAGTATTAGATGGTAGTCAAATGTCTTACACAGAAGACAAGGCTTACTTTAAATCTAATACAGCTGCCCAATGGACTTATGACGACCTACTTTCTGACTTCGAAGTTATATTTGACCCAGCAAGGGGTGGAAGTTCAGCGAAACTGGCATTAGCTAGTTTACCTGTTATTTCACACTTTAATAAACTGAGTGGTTTTATTGATAATTCTTTCAATATGACTGATGCAGGAGCTGCGTCTTATAACTTCCAGAAAAGTGAAGGTACATTTGGACATAGGGTAATGAGAATTGAAACTGTTCATGGCGATGTTTCTCTTGTTAAAGAACCTCTATTTAGAGGTATGGCAGCAGGTTTCTTATGCATGGTTGATTTAGACCATGTATCTTATAGACCTCTAGTTGGTAATGGTATTAATCGAGATACTTCTATCCAGACAAATGTTCAGGCAGCGGATGAAGATTTACGTAAAGACATGATTCTTACAGAAGCAGGTCTTGAAGTTGGTCTTCCTGAAACGCATGCTTTGATTAATTTGGAGGGTGTGTAAAATGAGAAGTGATGGATTAAATAAAAATGTTCAAGCGTATGGTGGAAATGCTGAAGGTATTGTTAATGTACCAGATGCTTCAACATACACAGTGTTAGCAGCAGACTCAGGCAAAGTTCACATTATGCCTGATTTAACTGCTTCTTGTACAATAACATTACCTACAGAAAAAGCTGGGCTTACATTCAAATTTTGGTATTGTGCGGCAGCTATTGATGCCCATAATTGGGTAATCAATACTTCTGGCAATTCAAATTATTATGTAGGTGGAGTAGGTCACGCAGATACTACAGCAGATGATAATGCAGAATCATTATTTTCTGATGGTAATAGTAATTCAGCATTAACTATTGTAAAACCGGGGACAGGTTCTTGGGTTGAAATAGTATGTGATGGATTATTATGGTATTTATGTGGCATGGTTGTAGGTGCTGATATTCCAACTATTGCTGACCAGTAAACTTAACAAATAAAGTTAGCAGTGGGAACTGTGGGGGTTGTCGTATAAAGGGCGGCCCCCGAAATCCAAAGAATTAAATTGGAGATGTTATGGCTGCATATGCAAATGTAAAAACAAAAGTATTTATTCACTTTGCTAATACGAATACAGAAGCAAGTGATACAGGTACTTTAGCTAGAGATGTAAAAGATTATGTTACTAGTTTAGATTCTACAACTAATAAGGTAATATCTATTACTCATACTCAGTTAAATGGAGATAGAATACTTACAATGGTGGTTAGTGGAGCATGATGGATTGTATCCATTGTAAATCACCTAATCCAGAAAGATGGTTTTACTGTCGCAAGTGTGGTAAAAAAACATCTGAGACTAAGTTTACTACTAATTTATTCATGATGAGTCAATTAGGTAAACGAACTGATATTGAATTAACTCCTACAACTGTAGCAGAAGATATCAAATCAATGAATAGGAGAAATTATGCCAAAGGTTGGTAAAAAACATTATCCCTATACTAAAAAGGGAAAAGCGGCAGCTGCTCGAGCAAGAAAACGCAGAGCTAAGAAGAAGAAATAATGGCTACTCTTAAAGTAAAAATACAGGAAGATATTGTACTTGATAATCAAGACTATGGTTCTAAAAGAACATTGGAGATTAGCAGTATAAATGAAATATCTAAAAGAATATTAACTATTACAACTACTGAATCTACAATAGCTACATTTAGTTCAGCCGCTGCTTCCGCTGGACACTATGTCGCAGCTGATGTTAGATATATAAGATTTACTAATAAAGATACTTCAAATTTTATTACATTAACATTTAGGAATCAAGATAATGATGAGGCTGCTATTAAGCTTGACTACGGACAATCTTTTATTTGGAATGGTGATAATTCTAACGGTATGACGGCTGTTTTTAATGCAACTCAAGATGCTGATGCTGCTTCTGATACAGCTTTCGGAAGTTTAACAAATATTCAAGCTGATGCAAATACTGGTTCATGTGATTTAGAAATGTTTATAGCGAGTGCGTAATGGCAACTTTTGAAGCACAGGTAGAAGGTTTAACAAGTCTGTCAATAGATGGGAGTAGTGCTCCTACTCAGACTGAACTGACTCAGTTTCTCACTGATGGAGCTAAGGAGATTATAAATATACTCCCTCCTAACTTACTTGACTGGTGTGCATCTCAACAGACATTCACATCTGTTATGCCGGGTAGTGAGGCTGAAACAATGAATACTGGTAAGATACTTCGAGTATATCGTAATGATGGTGATTTTGACAGAGTATGCAGAAGAATACGGGCTGATGAAAAAGGATATGCTAATGACCCTGATGAAATGGGATATGCCAGTTCTACTGACCCTGTATTCTATACTGAGAATAATAAATTAAATGCTCTTCCTGAATCTGGTTCATGTAAATATGATGAAGTTCAATATCCTTCAGTAGCCTATGGTGATTCTGCAATATCAGTATTTCCTGATGAAGCTGAATATCTTGTATCTCTTTATGGGGCTATTAAATCATTACAAAATGTTTTAGGTGATAAGTCATCTAATTCTGATATTACTACAGCATTGACTGCAATTAATGCTGAAATTGATGAATGTTTATCTATAGCGGATAATGTTCATACTGAAATAGCTTTAATTAATACTCAATCTGATTCTGCAGTGGCTGAAATTGTATTAGCGAATGTTGAAGTTGATAAAATGGCGACAGAAGTTGGATTAGATAATGCGGAATTAGATAAGGCGACTGCGGAACTTGGAGAGGCTGTTACACTTGTGGATTCTGGTATTGATACTGCTACGGCCGCAATCGCTACTGCGGCAGGAAGAATAAATACCGCAGTTATATTAGCTAATGGCCAATTCGATGCTGGTGTTTTAGAAGCCGCTCAAGCAGAAGGAGAGGCTGATGATTCTGCTATA